GCCATGAGCTACTGTGAAGTAAGTAGGACTCCATAGCATAGGAAGAATGACGGCATCAGCTGCGTCGCATACACTCTGTAAGGTCGAATCTTGATAAAGCGATCCTACCCCAAGTGCGCTGCGAAGTTCGCTAACTGTGCAAAGTGACATTCTATTCCTTTCTAAAGACTGGGAGTGGGGCAAGGGCTGCGCCCCACTCCCAGCGACTTAGGGTGTTTCTTAGGTGAAGTTAAACCAGTTTGCGCCGGCCGCTAACTTAGTGGCAAGTGCTCCCTGACCGAATAGTAGAATGTCTACTGTTCCGTCAGAGTTAATGTTTGTGCGAAGTTGCTGACGAGCACCCTCGTACCATGTGTAAGCATCTGGATTGATAACAGCCATTGAGTAATCTGCTGTTCCGACTCCGCCAGTACCCTTCATGTAGCGAGACACACGAAGGTCTAGTCCTGCTACTGATCCGCGTAGTGATGTAGGTGAAAGTGCTCCACCTGCGTTTTGTGGGTTAGCTGCGATGTAAATTGGACGACCTTGATCGTTGTAGCCCATGATGTTAGCCCATTGTTCTGGTGTCACAACAAGGTTGCGTGCAAAGCCAAGTGATGCTGAATAAACTGCTGCGGCTGCGCTTGAAACGTAACCGAGAAGTCCTGAAGCATCATTAGCGCGAGCTGTAGCGTTAAGAGTACCTGCGCCTTGAATTGCTGTTGTTACGAATTCTTCTGTGTCCTTTGCATAAGCATATTCCATTTGAACAAGAAGTTCATCTAGGAAAGCAGGAGTTGAATTTGTGAGCAATTCAAGTGTAGTGATTGCACGACCCTTAAAGGACTTCTTTGTTACTGTGATAAATGATGCTTCGAGTTGTGATTCTGTTACAGCACCATTTTCGTCAATCTGATCTACCAAAGGCACTTCAGTAATCTTTGGGAGCTCAAAAGTTTTTCCAAATTCTGGCATTGCGCCACGAGAAATCGAATCAATCATTGGACGATCTGCGTTTGAAAGGAAGTTAAGAAGTTGTGTGCTTTGTGGTGTTGGAATAAATCCTGCGCCTGTTGATTGGTCATTGTCAGCAGCGCGTAGCCATTGACGAGCTTCATCATCGCCGTTTAGGTTTGCCTTGATTGTGTTTTCCAAGTAGTTACGCTTTGTAACTTCAATTCTTGGAGTTGTATATGCCATTGCAGTAACAGTTGGACGAGCAGCTTCAACCGCTGCTGCTTCCACTTCTGGTGCTGCAACTGTCTCTGGAGTATTCTCCACAGCTGTCTCGCTTTCGTTTGATGGTTGGGTTTCTGTTGCTGCTTCGGCTACTTGTTCAGTTTCCTCTGCCGCGATATCAGTAACTTGAGCAGACTTAAAGGCTGGCTCTGTTACTAAACTTACTTCCATGAGTTTTGCTGCGGTGACATGGATGACACCTTTTTGAATTGATGACTTCAATACTTCAACGCCTACTGAAAGTCCAGCTTGTAATCCTTCGCTTGCAAGGATAAGAGCATCTGTGCCGCGTGATGAGTTACTGATTTTGAATGATGCAAAGATTGCTTCATCTGTTTCTGTAAAAGATTGAGCGCGGCCTAATGGGGCCTTGACATCATGCTGACTAAGTAGTCGCACAGTCTTTGGTTCTGGAATCTCTATTGATCCGCGCTCAAATACTACTGGGCCAGCGGACGTGTTACCTGTTTCAGTTCCTAGAGGAACAATCTTCCCGCTGATTTGTCTGGTTTCGCTTGATGCCTGAACATCAGCAGCGAAGGCTGCATCGAAGGTAATCTTCAAGATGTCATCCCCTCATTTCCGTTAGGTGTTTGATCTGTCATTTCCATCGCTTGTTCTACTGTGATGAGTCCAAGTGAAAGCAGTTTTTCGATAACTAATAATTCCTGTAATGGGTCTTGACGTAGGAATGTGTCGTTAATTGCAAATTTAACTACATTGCCACGCGCTGTAATGTCGTCCATAGATAGACGATCTTCAATCGCCGAAATGAATGGCTGTAAAGAGTACGAGACGAAATCTTTTCTAGAATCTAACAAATTGCTATATGTGTAACTGGAGTTCATGTCTGCTGAAACATATATTGCAGGAACATTGCACATTCTTGCAATTTCAGTAGCCATGAATTGTTTTGCTTCGTCATACATCATGTCTTTGGGTGAGAATGAAACTGGTGTGTAATCAAGAGTGCTTGTCAAATAAGCTGTTGAGCGATTTTGTCGAGCAGACTTCCATGCAGCTAATAATCCTTGAACTTCTTTAGGATCAAGGTCAGCCCCTGAGTTCTTGATGAAACCACCTGGTTGTGGAGTTTGTGCCGCGATCGATGCTGCCTTATCAATGTCAATCGCTGATTGGATTGTTCGCGCTCCGCGAGACAAAATACCCTCATCAAGTGCTTGGAATGTAACTAAACTTCCCAAACCTTCCATTGGTACAGATGAGCCATCCACATAATAATTTGTGACATAGACATTATGAATATCTAAATCAAATGTTACGCGAGTATTAGCAATCCATTCAAACCTTGCTGGACGTCCATCATCTGCATATAATTCCGTAACGCGCCAATATGCTAAGCCATACATAAGCAATGAATCAACAGTCCAGCTAATAGTTACGGCGCGTGGTTGTGATTTAGATGGTTGTTCTAACCACAGCGGTGATCCAAGTTCTTCGCCAGTTGATTTACGATAAAGTTCTAAAGGTAATGATGCAATAGTTCCAGCAATTAGATTGCGACATCTCGCAACAGTAGGAACTGACATTGCGGCATTGCGGTGAACATTTACAAATCCATAATTGTAAAGAGTTTGACTATCGCCCATAATCTGTGGGGCGTACTGGGCTAATATAGAAGATTTTGGTTCTGGCTTATTGCGCGAGAAAATACCCATATAGACATCTTACCATACTTTGTCTAATACTTGACAATTTTGTGTCCTTGTGTCTAGGCAAATATCTGGGGTGTCGATTGTGGTTGAGATAATCGACTTACCACCATTGCCAAACCAATCGGTCCAACAATCGGTCCGGCGCTGGCTTTGCGAATTAAACGCCATGATGAGTCTGTGCTTTTGGCTCCGCAATTTTGCATTTGTTGATCTAGTACATCTTGCCCAGCATGGACAACTCTTTTATTGTCAATTTGGTCTTTGAGAGTCGAGCAAGCGGCATAGAACTCAGCTCCTACAATGGTTTCTACCATTACGCCAGATTTCTGTAATCTCTCAGCTACTGCAAGCGTTGTGTAACGATCGTACAAAACAACTCTGGGTTTGTACGAATCGCACCAGCCCTTAATTTCTGCTGCAATCTTTAATTCATCTACTGAGATTTGAGATTCCCAAGTTTGGACCAATGCCACGCCAATTCGACCATCTGGCAATATCTGTCCTGCTATGAGTGCAGCATTTCTTCTACTCATGTCAATATCAAAGGCAAAGACTGTTAAAGGTCCAGGACTCATCTCCATCGATCTATCGCATATATCTTCCCAAGAGCCGGGAGTGAACGGGCTGCTAATTGACGAAATCCATTGACAAAGGGTCTCGGTTCTGGTTGCTTCGATTGTTGATGTTGCAATCGTCTCCTCGATGGCTGTTTCCGGAATCAAATATCCAAGTGACGGATTTGCCATCGCCCAAGCCTTACGATCCCAAATGTCGCAGAATGGTGGTGCGCTGTATTCATAAAATCCTAAAGACTTTGGTGGATGGTTTAAGCATTGCTCATGTAGGTCATTTAGGACTTTACTGAACGCATCGCCAGCATTGCTGGTAAATAGTCGTTGTGAGTTAGGTCTGGTCAATGTAACGCTTTTAGAAGCATCCATTGCAACTTCCGTGACTTCTCGTAATTCGTCAATCCATAGAAGGTCTGCGGTTCTGCCACGCGCTCCATCGGATGTAGCAGCTACAACTTCTACCTGCGCTCCTGATTCAAGGATTATGCGCTCATCGCCGTTAGTTCTACGGATTCCCTTCTTAGGGTCGCCATTCTTTAGTTGAACTCGCAAAAAGTCATTGCGTTCAATGATGTCTGCAATTATGTTGAAAGATTTGAGAGCCATTGATCTATTTGATGACATCATAAGGATGTCCTTCTCGCCAAAGCAGAATAATCCTGCCAAAACACGCATACGGGCTAGATGGCTCTTACCGGACTGCCTGGCGATTAAAAGAAGTGTGCTGCGTTTGATGAATTGATTATTGCTATCAACTGTCAGCATATCTTTGAGAATTAGCTTCTGCCATTCAAGTAATGGCTGACCAATCTTCTCAGCTAACTCAATGACTTCATCGACTCTAGATTTACCTTTGAGCCAAGGACTGTGAAGCCTTGGCTTCAAATCCCCAACAAGCTTCTTTTTCTTTTTGGTTTGAACTGTCATAGTTCTGGTTTAGGTTGTCCAGACATCGGACCGGCTTGGACCGAACTGGTGG